TCAACTATATAGCGACCTTCGCCTTTCTTAGCAGGAGAATGGAATCCTAAAAAGTCAGATACAGTGTTTACAACAGATTTTACAGCATTTTTCACTCCATTTATCATAGACTTTATGCCATCTATAAATCCACCAATTAAGTTCTTACCCCAACTAAAAGCAGAATTTATCAAATCATTAAACCAACCAGAAATGCTACCCCATAATATGTTAAAAGCTCCCTTTAATATATTCCAAGCCCCTGCAACAATGTCCCTGATTCCTTCCCACAAACTAGCCCAAATTCTTTTCACGCCCTCGCTCATGCGTTCCCAATCACCGGTAAAAAGTCCGATAAACACCTCAAATAAGCCTCTTATCACCCCTAAAGCTGTATTAAATATCGTTGCAATCGTGTCCCATAGAGCATTAAGCACCTTTAATATTGTTGCACTATGTTCTTCCCACCAGGCTTTTATACCTTCATAAAAAGTCATTATAATGCTTTTTATTTTTTCGAAGGCCACGGTAAATAATTCTTTTATTTGTTCCCATATTGCCTTAACGTTTTCTCTGAATTCTTCATTCGTCTTCCAAAGATGCACTATAACCGCAGTTATCGCCGCTATTGCGGCAATAGCAATCCCTATCGGACCAGTTAAGGCACCTATTACAGCAGACAATCCTCCTGCCGCAGCCGTTGCGCCGCCAGCAGCTGCAGCCGCACCCCCGGCAGCTGCTGAAAACCCTCCAAATAAGCCAATAATTGCGCTTATGCCGGAGGCAATTTTGCCCACAATAATAAGTAAAGGTCCTATCGCGGCAACTAAACCGCCAATAACGAGAATGGCGTTCTGCATTTCAGGACTTAGATTTCTAAACCAATCTGCCGCCCCCTGTAGTTTCTCAACAAGTTTATCAATGATTGGTGCCAATCTTTCCTGAATGAGTGCTGCTATATCAGAGCCGACAAGTTTGAGACTATTGAGAGCAATCGTAAACTTGTCTACAGGGTCAAGTGTCCCCTCGTATGTCTCTGTTACTGCCCCAGCCGCCAATTTTGCGGCATTTGCAAAATCTTCAAAATCCAGAGCACCTCTTCTTATAGCATCAAGCATGAATGATGCGCCTTTCGTGCCAAAAACTTCGCTGGCAATATTCAAGGCTTCGGTTTCGTCCGCTGTATTCTGCAACTTTGTCACAAGCTCTGTCAGGCCATCTTCCAGTGTTTTACCGTCTTTCGCGAATTGAACCTGAGCTCTGGATAAATAGGTTAATGCCTTGCTACTATCTATACCCTTTTGCTCAAATGAGCCCATGATAGCTGTAGCTTGTGCAAAGTCCAGTCCTAATGCTTTAAGTTGCGGTGCGCCTTTTATGACACTATCAAACAGTTTATCCGTTGAAACGCCTGTGTTTTGAGCTGTGCGTGTTACTGCATCAAGTACTTCATTAAGATTATCTGCAGATAGTCCAAAAGCTTCAATGGCTTCTTTGGAGTTTATTGTGGCGGTTGTAACATCCTGCCCGTTTATCTGCGAGAATTTAAGCAACAACATTGTTGCTTCTTCAAGTTTTTCTCCTGTAAATCCGAACTGGGTATTTACTTCGCCTATTGCCTCTCCTACAGCTTGTATTTCAGCAGGCAAAGTCTTAGTTACGTTTCTAAAAGACTTCTCAAATCCTTCCATTGCCTCGCCTGTTGCGCCGGTTTTGGTCACAATAGTATCAAGAGCACCGTCAACCTCTTTCCAAGCAACCATTGATGCAGCAGCAGCGCCAACTATAGGAGCAGTGACTTTTGTGGTCATGTCTTTGCCTATTTCAGTTGTTTTCTTTCCGAACCTATCAAGAGTTTCTGCTGTTTCTTTCCATTTATTGTTTGTCTCTCTAAGCTGATTTTCGAGTTTTTTAAGCTCCTGCTCAGTTTTTATTACTTCTCTCTGTATGGCCCTATATTGTTCTTCGCCTATTTCTCCACGTTCAAACTGCTGTTGTACTTGTTTTTCTGCTTCTCTTAAGATATCCAATTTATTTTTAGTATTGGCCACAGCATCTGCTAATAGCTTTTGTTTCTGCGTCAATAGTTCTGTATTGCCTGGATCCAATTTTAAGAGACGTTCTACTTGCTTTAATTCTCCTTGCAAATCTCTCGACTGTTTATTTACTCCTTCAAGTGCTTTATTTAATTTCTGCGTATCCCCACCAATTTCTATCGTGATACCTTTAATTTTATCTGCCATTTTTTCACCTGCCTTTTAGGAATAATAAAAGCACCCTATTTGGATGCTAAATAATCTTCGTAATAAGCCCATTTTAATTTTGTTCCATCTGGTAATTTCCCAGCGTGTTTTCGATGACCTTTACACACATGACTGATACTAGCTTTTGGTGCACCTGTTTTTTCTCCAGCTTCACTAATCGAATCAAACACTTCTCCTGTGGTTATGCAAATAACTTTCTTCTTTTCATTAACATGATTGATATTTTTTAGCTGATATTGTTTCCCGTCTTCATAAAAAGCAAATTGGAGTTTTTTCCCAGTTTCCTCTAAACCTGTATATTCTGTTTTTCCTAAACAAACTTCCGAAACCCTGTTTAAGCTAATACCGTAATATTCACCCGCGCACGCGGGGATTTTTCACCATAATAAACAGGACGATTCGACATCTTATTTCTAAACGATGGGTTATCCCAAGCCTTTCTAGCTTTGTAACTCATTTTCTTTCTTGCTTCTTTTGTATGTTTTTGATTATGCATGACTTGATTTCCACCAGTTGTCATGTTGTAACCGTTACGGAAACTATCATATTTTTCAATGAAATAAATTTCCTTTTCATCTAGTTCTGAAATAGGATACCGCCCTATAATGACAAATTTAAAGTTGACTTCTCCGTATTTATTCCATGCGGATTGTAATTTTTTATTTCTTTTTATGCCATTTCTTAACTCATATAAATGTTGATCTTTTCTCTGTTTAAACATTCTCTTTGTTTGCCCTATATAAACCTTCCCATTAACTAGATTTTCAATTTTATAGATTGTACCTAGTTTCTCCATTCCCTTCACCTCTAAAGATATTATAACATACTCTGTAATACTTTTGAATACTATATAGTAAAATATAATAAGTTATGTTATATTGAAATTGAGGTGATAAGTATGGAAAAAGTAAAAACATCAATATCATTAGATAAGGATATTTATGAAAAAATTAAAGCTATTGGTGAACAAGAAGACAGAAGTTTTAGCCAACAAGTAAACAAGATTCTTAAAGATTACCTTGCAAATAAATAAGCAAGGTTTTTCTTTTGGTCAGAATCGGTCAAAATCCGCTTGCTCTGCTATCCTTATTTCTTCCTCTTTATTTTCTTCATTGGAATTAAGATTGTTATAAGTTGTTATATAACCCACTATCATGCCGACAGTCATTTCGTTAAAGTCTGACAAAGTTAAACCCCTCTCCAATGCTCTAACCATCAAAACTTCTGTAGTTAGTTTAAACGAAGAGGGGTCTTTATCATCATCTTCTATTTTTTTTTACTTTGTACTGTTGATTTTAAGCAGCTAAATATCATATCTACTACTTCCGGAATAATGTCTATCAAAGGAAATTCACTAAATGTATCCAGCCACTCCATCGGTGGCGGAATGGATGGGTCTGCTGTTTTTGCTAATGTCCAGATTAGGTTATAGAATACCTCAAGGTCCAAAGCTGATAAGTCTTTTATCTCATTTGTTTTTGTATTTATAGCGTTCTGTAACCTAAAAATGTCTTGCAATGCGTCTCGTCCAAACTGCGCTTTATACTTCAGTAAAAAAGCGCCAGTGCTTTTGAATTTCACCTGGCGCCCATCTATAGTTAATATCTTTTCCATCTAATTATCACGCTCCTGTAGGTTCTACATAGGTATATACTTGTTGATACCAAGTATTATATTGTGCTTGTCCTGGTTCTACTTTTGCTTTTACCATTCCAGTATCAGGAGCAGGACTTGCTACAATACTCATAGTTTCTGTCTGCGGTTCTGCGGTATTTGTTTTTGTCGCGCCTTGCAAATTAGGTCTGCTTGGGCTTACATTATATAAAACATGCCTTACTGCATTTTTGTCGCCGCTAAATTCAAAAAGCAGTGCAAAGTTTTTGGGTATTGCATTGGCATCTTCAAAAAGCACTCCGTTTGCATCTTCTTTGTACCCAAGCACATCTTTTTTGAATTCATCCGGGAATAAGGCTACTTCTAAATCACCTTCATATCCATCATTTGTGCTTGCAGTGTAATATAGCATATCATCTGCATAAAAATCCGTTCTTTCCCCTCTGGGGCTCAACGTAAGATTTACCGCCCCAGGTATTGACTTTGGTGTATCGTAAGTAATCTCACCGTTGTTTTCAGTTATAACTGCATAATGAACATTTTTAAGCCCATACTTAACTTTATTTGCCATCTTCATACCTCCTAAATTTGAATTTCATAAATAACTTGGTACATCTCTTCGCTTTCAATGTAGGTTTCTGACTTGTCGTAATAAATATCGTTTTCGTCAAAAACATTTTCTAACAACTGTTCACTTTCTAAATCTTTCTTTTCTGAATACAATTCAACTTGATAATTATTAATCTTTTGATATACTTTATTATCAGCTCCAAGATTATCGCTAAAGGTGAACAAATAGACAATATAAGGCAGGCTAGGAGGCTCGTCAAAGTGGTGATAAGCAACTGGTAACCCTGTAGATTTCAATAAGTTATATAATTCATTCTGCGTCATGCTCCTAACCTCCTTTAACAACTTTCTCAACTTCTGCAGTAAATTCGTTAATCACCTGTTCCTCAACTGGTCCGATGTGAGGTTTTCCTTGCACTCTGCCGCCACCTCGTTTGGCGTGGCCATATTCTAGCAGATGGGTTAATCCAGGTTTATTTTTGTTGTAGATTATGTGAGAATTTGTTTCCCCATATTTCTTTTCAGTCTTTACAGCCCATCCCTTAGCATATTCTCCAGTTTTCTTCGGTGATTCAGCTTTCAATTCTTTTACTGCGTTCTTTACTATTCTTTCACTTGCCTCATCTATTCCTTCTATTATATCCTTTGTATATTCCGCTAGCCCTTTAGCTATTTCATTTGCCAATTGGTCAACCGATATATTAGACATTACCAATCACCTTCTCACATATCAATTCCATTTCCTCAAAGTCCTTCATGTACGTTCTTATCACTTTATATTTTTCTCCTTCAAATTCAACTTTTTTTTCTCCGTTGAATTCATAAGCATGAATTATAAATGTGATTTCAGGTTTTAGTCCTGCTTGTGCTGCCGCGTAAAATTCATTTCTGCCAATCGATTTAACTGCACATAATATATTTGTTCTTGTTTCTATTTTTTTCTGCTGACCTATCTCGTCATATTCTATTGTGTAGTCTATCAGTGTTAACTCGTGATCATATGTCATTTTGCTCATCCTTTTTAGCTGCATGAACAATCAAATTATGCAGTCTGTATTGAAGATGTCTAGGCATAGCGCCTTCACTGTCTCTGTTTTGATATCTCCATGTAGAATAATCTACCACGAACATAAGGTGATACGGATTAGTACTGTCTAATATTATACCTTTTTCGTCTTCTAATTCTTTTATTACCCCATCTACAATAGCAAGTAAATAGGTATCCCTAACGTTTGTGGAGATGCCTAATCTTGCCTTAACTAATTCCAGTACGGTTGATGTGTCCATTTACATCAACTCCTTTATCATCTCTGCTTTTGTCATTCGTGTATTTAACTCGACTCCTTTGCTTTTTGCATATTCTATTATTTCTTTTTTAGTCATATCCTCAAAGTTTACTTTCTGTCCTGGCTCGGCGTTTATTTCTTCTATAGCCTTTACTAAAACACCATGAGCGGTAGAGTTTATTTCCTCATACCGCTCATTGGTTACGTCTATTATTTGCCCTTTTTTGTAGAGTTTTTTAGTGTATTTGTCCCTAAAATTCCTCAAAACTTTTACTTTCATTTAATTCAACTCCTTAGGCCTCAGGAGCATCTTGAATAGTCACTAAAACGAATGCTTCAGGCTTAACTGGTTTACCGTCAAATCTGCCTTTTCCTCTAAATGCTGTCTGGTCTTCTGCAAATTTTACATGTGTAGAGTTGTCGATAGTAATATTTTCTCTTTCCACAAGTGTATATTTTGAGAAGTCCCCAAATAGCACGGTATCATCATCAAGGTTGTTGTTGAACACTACTCTAAGTCCTACTAAATCAGGCTGTCTTAGGTTTGGTAATTTTCCTACTACATTACCGTTGCTGTCTACTTGTATGCTGTATTCTACAAGTCTGTTGTAGTAGGTAGAACGCTTCATAACTGCTACAATTTCGCCTACGCTGTCCTCTCCTGTGTCAATTAGTCCTACCTGTTTAACAAGGTTCTTTAACAGGTTTTCATCTGCTGTAACTGTGACTTTATTTTCAGCAGGAAGACTTGGAATAATTCCTGTTGGCTGTTTGTTCGCTGCGCCTTCGCCTTTTACGATAGCTTTGTCTAAAGCTTTGGCTATCGCTCTTGCAATTTTATTGGTTACATAAGCATCAAGATTGATTATGCTGTCCTGTAATAAGTAGTTGTCTACAAATGTTACCTTTCCTACTTTGAAACCATCGAAATCAATATTTGTGATAGTTCCTACATCGCCAGTAGGAATAGTTCCGCTTTGTTCAATCCATGTTGCTGGAGCAGTGTCTGTATCTACAAGTATTCTGGTAGTTCCCTTTACCTGAATTTTATCCACTAATGGATATAGAGTTGTGTAATCTCCCATGATGTCCATAATTCTGTTTACTACAATGTCTGGAATCGTTAGTTCTCCGCCTGTTACAGCTCT